TGTGAGAGATTGGGGCCTGATTTACAAAAACCCTGGGTCTTACACCACTGTTTGAACATACTTATACCTGTAGCGTATTATTTTTTTAATACTCTTCTTCGTGCCAGATGGACGTTCGGCACGAGACATCCCTGTACTCGGGCTCCACCTTGGTGAGTTCCTTCTTCATGACCAAGAGCTCGTAGACCGTCTTCTCCTTGTTGTCCTCCAACCACTTATCCGCTTGGGCCTCCGTGTAGTCTTTCCGATCCATCAAAATACCCTTCATCTGTAACAGTATCATGTTCTTCGACTTCATTATTTAATAGCAAACGTTTTTCTATTGAGGGAACTCACGCAAGCATAAAATTCAGGGTTCCTCACCACGTGTTTAACTATCCTGTCCCATTGATTACGGGCGTTAAACTCAGACAGGGTGTCGAAGCTCATGTAGTCGTTCTCGTCGTACGTACGCTTCATCTGTATCTTCTTGGTCATCATCTTGTGCTTTTCCTCGTTGAATCGCCTCACGAGCTCAGCCTGTTCAGTCTTCGTGTAGTTTACGAAGAATATAAAGACGGTGTACTCCAAATCAACCGTCGGACTCTCCTTCACGGAGAAGGTGAAACTCGTGTACTCACCCGACTTGAGTGAAATCACGCCACGTGTCTCCTCCTCCAACTCCCTGAGGGCACATCGGAGAGGGTAAAAAATCTCTCGGCGTCTGCACCCTCCCGTCACAAATATCCATTCTTTAAATCGTTTGTCTCTCACGGTGAGGAATCTAGGGGTGCCTCCCGTGAATGATACTGGTATCGCGATAGCCTTGTGTTTTTTCATTGCTCATGGCAATTCTACTATTGGCGGATATGTTTATTTCTCAACTTCGGGCTCGGCGATGGTCACTTGCTTTTTACCTCGCGTCGTGGTGGGCTTGACGGCTGGGGTCGGCTCCGGCGTGGGCTCGGGTACGGGTGCAGCTGCCACAGGAGGAGGAGGCTCCATGTAAATCACGGGCTGCTGCTTCTCGGCGATGGCCGAAGTCAGCTCTTCCCTGGTCCTCCTGAGCTCCCTGAACAGGTAGACGGTGGCCGCGACGCACACGACGACGGCGACGAGAGTGGCGGTATCACGATCGAATGCAAACATTTTACCTTTTAGGTGTTTTATTTTTTTAAGTACCTACAATGGCACCCATGTGGGTACTATCCTTACTGGGACATTGATATCCCTTCTGAGCAAATTGAACTTCCTGGTAGTGCCCATCCTTACACGGAGCGTTAGGAAGTTCGACGTACTTGTTCAACGTACCCGACTTGGGGTCGTAGGTGATGACAAACACAAAGGCTAAGAGGAAGAGTAACAACCACATGTTATTGTTAAGGGGGAAAAGAATCCAACAGTCGGTGAAAGCGTCAGCCGTGGGGAAACTTTACTGCTGAGGGGATACGACTGTTGACACAGTCGGGATCTAATTCGAATACATCAAACCACCCATACCATTTTCAATCCTGAGAATGTTGTAATTGACACCGTAGATGTCATCCTCATGGATCGCCGTATCACAGACCAGACGAGCCGAGTCGATGCGGCTGAAGTTCAGAGAACCCGTGGGCTGGAGCTTGGAGGTGTCCAGGCAGAAGGGGTACAGGAACAGCTTGTCATTCTCACCAGAGTTCCCTTCATCCTTGGAAGCAGACGTGTGGTAGTAGGCGGGGACGGCGGTAAAGTGGGGATCCACAAACTTGAAGTCAGTCACGTCCGTACCGTTAATCTGGAGCTTGAGCTTGTTGGCGTCGGCAGCAATCGTGAGCGCCGAACCATCAGCCGCCGCGAGAACCTTCACGGGGTGATTAAAGTTAATCTCCTGGATCCTGGACTGTGAGGCGATCGCACGCTGGGTCTGGGTGATGAGCATGTTCTGGGGGGTGCCCGCGAGCACGGAGCGTTCGTCGGTGTCCAGGTACACGTAATGGGCGTAGCACTCCCATTTGTCAGACAGTTGAGAACCCCAAGTAATACGAAGCTCAACATCGTGATACTGGAGAGCGATGAGGGGAATGGCCGACTGCCAGTTCTCACAAAAGGAGAAACGGAGGGGGTAAAACTTACTCTCCACCACTTCAGCGAAACCAGACTTAGACTTAGTGAGGTTCTGTGCGAGAAGGGTAGGAGCAATGTACTGCGAAAAGGTAGACGTCTGTTCATCAATCACCTGGCCACCGATGAGAAGTTCCACCTTGGCAATTTGCTTGACCCAATCATCGGGGGAAAACTTAACCGCCTTAGTCCCGTCGTTGGGGGCAAAGTACACGTAGCTGAGGAGGTCACCCTTGCGCTCGAATCGAACCGTGGACATGCCACCGGAGGTGGGGTTGCCCTGGATCACCTGACGCTCGACGGTCTGGGCAAAGTTCGTGTGACGCTTGTAGTTGGAACGGAAAAAGGAAACCTCGGGCTTCCCGACGATGTGTGCATCCTGGGCACCAATAGCAACGAGTTGGGCGATTCCA